GGTTATCAGAGATCCGGATGACGAAGCAGATGACAAAGAGCAAGAGATAGCAAAAGATCAACAAGAAGCAGAAAAGATCAACACAGAACTAGATAGAATTAAGCAACTAGCAAATATCTAATAAAATCTCCATATTACCAATAATAGTAGTAGACAACTGATAAATATAGTTGTATATTATGTACTATATGTCTAATATACACTTAGGCAAACAAAAACAAACATAGGCACAATTAAGGAGGCTTACATTATGGCATCATTGGCTGAAATAAGAGCGAAGTTAAAATCTCAAGAAGTGAATCGCTCCACTTCCAACACAGGCGGAGACAACGCCATTTATCCACATTGGAATATATCAGAAGGATCAGAAGCAGTAGTCAGATTCTTACCCGATAGGGATACAAACAATACATTTTTCTGGACTGAAAGAAACATGATCAAATTACCTTTTGCAGGTATAAAAGGTCAAACTGATTCTAGACCAGTGCAAGTACAAGTACCTTGCATGGAGATGTATGGCAAAACTTGCCCAGTACTAACAGAAGTTAGACCATGGTTCAAAGACAAGAGCATGGAAGACATGGGTAGAAAATATTGGAAAAAGAAAAGTTACATTTTCCAAGGTTTTGTTACAACAAATCCACTAGCAGAGGATACAACACCTGAAAATCCAATAAGAAGATTTATAATTGGACCTCAGATCTTTAACATCATTAGAGGAGCATTGATGGATCCAGAGATGGAAGAAATGCCTACTGATTATGTAAAAGGTGTAGACTTTAGAATCAACAAAACTACTAAAGGTGGTTATGCTGACTACTCAACATCAAAATGGTCAAGAAGAGAACGTGCATTAGATGAGGCGGAGAGAGCCGCAATCGAAACACATGGGTTACACAACCTAGGCGACTTCAGACCAAAAGAACCAACTGAAGCAGAAGTTAAAATAATTGCAGAATTATTTGCAAAATCTGTGGAAGGTGAGGCTTATGATCTTGAGCAATACGGACAGTACTTCAGACCAGCAGGCATGGCTTATCAAGGTAAACCACAGGTACAAGTACCAACAGCATCGGCTCCAGCGGCAACACCAGTGACAGAAGCGGCACCAGTGACTGCGGCACCTGTAACTGCAACTGCACCAGCACCACAACCTGAGGCGGCTCCGGCAACGGCGGCTCCGGCAGGCGACAGTGCCAAGAGAGCGGAAGACATCTTGAAGTTGATTAGATCAAGACAAGCAAAATAATCTGACATTTACCAAGGCCCTGATATTGACGTTAGGGCCTTGATATGCTATTATAGATGACACAAAGGATAAAATTATGACAAAAGTATTTGACGCAACAAAGTTTAGAAAAAGTATTACAAAATCTATACAAGGGTTAGGTATAGGATTTAGCGATCCCACAGATTGGATCAGCACAGGAAATTACGCCTTAAATTATTTAATGACTGGAGATTTTAACAAAGGAATTCCACTAGGTAAGGTAACTGTACTTGCAGGAGAATCAGGAGCAGGTAAGAGTTACATAGCATCAGGAAACATTATTAAGAATGCACAAGACCAAGGCATCTTTGTTATCTTAATTGATACAGAGAATGCACTAGATGAAAAATGGTTACAAGCATTGAAAGTAGACACATCAGAAGATAAACTTTTAAAATTAAGTGTATCGATGATCGATGACGTAGCAAAAACTATTTCAGAGTTTATGAAAGGTTACAAAGAGCAACATGCAGATGACAAAGAAGGTGCACCTAAAGTGCTATTTGTTATAGACAGTTTAGGTATGATGCTTACACCAACCGACGTGAATCAGTTTGAAGCAGGTGACATGAAAGGTGATCTAGGTAGAAAACCCAAGGCATTGACAGCTCTTGTAAGAAACTGTGTGAACATGTTTGGTTCGTGGAACGTAGGACTTATAGCAACCAATCACACTTATGCATCACAGGACATGTTTGATCCAGATGACAAGATATCAGGTGGACAAGGATTTATCTATGCAAGTTCGATTGTTATTGCAATGAAGAAACTTAAATTAAAAGAAGATCTAGACGGTAACAAAGTTACAGATGTAAGAGGCATAAGAGCCGCTTGTAAAGTTATGAAAACAAGATACTCTAAACCTTTTGAATCAGTACAAGTTAAGATTCCGTATGAAACAGGAATGAATCCATACAGTGGACTAGTTGACCTATTTGAGAAGAAAGGTGTGCTAGTGCAACAAGGAAACAGACTGAAATACATTGATAAAGCAGGTAAAGAACATATCGACTTCAGAAAACAATGGATAGGTGATAAATTAGATATGCTAATGGCAGACTTTAAAGAAGAAACAGACTTCGCTGAAAAGGAAGACACTGATGCTCCTATTGAAGTTGATGTAACACCTAAAACAAAAACTAAAAAAGAAAAATAATGATAGACTTTGACCACGCTGACATTGAACGATTATGGAACTCTATTATACATTACGTTCCTGAAAGACAGAAACTAGACTGTGCTATTGACTTCATTAAAAGTCTAGAAGACATAGGTGTAGAGCATGACGTACTCAAAGGATCTGCAGAGCTTGACCCAAAACTAGAGGAAGCCGTTAATACTGTGTTTGAGGATGAGGAATCCGATGATATGGGTTATGGCGATGCTGATGAATGATAAATTGGTACAACGAAGTAAGCAGGAACCTAGACAAGATACCAGACTGTGTAGCATACTTTGACAAAGAACTACTTGAAGCAAAGAAGCAGTGCAAGATATACGGCAATCTCGAACGAGCTAGTGCTTCGTTACCAGGCATAGTAGAAGAAAGATTCAGTCAACTACAGCAACTAGAAGCAATACTAGAATACCTAAACATAGAATTAAGAAGACTAAGATCAAAAACCTTTAGGAAATATCTCGAGAATTACAACAGAGCATTATCGAGCAGAGACGCAGAGAAGTATGTAGACGGCGAGGATGATGTCGTAGACATGGATAAAATAATTAACGACTTTGCATTGATAAGGAATCAATGGTTAGGCATCACCAAGGGACTGGATCAGAAACAATGGCAGATAACAAACATTGTTAAACTGAGGGTCGCAGGGATGGAAGATGCAGACATCAAATAGAATCATACTCACAGACGTAGATGGTGTGCTGTTGGAATGGGAACACCATTTCACTAAATGGATGCTACAAAGAACACTGTTTGACGAGCGTGGTGCAAGATATCATCCTCACAGATTACTTCCAGACAAACAGAACACATACGAGATGGCTGAACGTTTTGGGGTAACGAAAGATGAGATAAGGAAACTGATCAGAGAATTCAATAGGAGTGCTTGGATGGGAACACAAAGGCCTATGTTGGAATCACAGACTTGGGTTAAGTTAATGTCTGCGGAAGGTTGGACATTCATTCCCATAACATCTCAGACATCAGACATACCAGCACAAAAGTTGCGTAAAAAAAGAATGGGAGAACTATTTGGCGATCATGTATTCACAAATTACCATATCCTAGGCACAGGTGCTGACAAAGACGGTGCGTTGGCGGAGTTCCATGATACTGGACTATATTGGGTCGAGGACAAGCCTAAGAACGCTGTAGCAGGGCTCAAATACGGTTTAAAGCCTATATTAATAGACCATCCATACAATCAAGATTTTAATCATCCTGACATTATACGTGTAAGTAATTGGAAAGACATACACCAAATAGTTTCAGGAAGAAAATGAAAGTTTACGTAGGGCACGACAGCAGAGAAGACATAGCATACCAAGTGTGTGAACACAGTATCAAGCGTAGAGATCCATCAGCAGAAGTTATTCCCCTTAAACAAAAACAGATGCGAGACCGAGGACTCTACACTAGACCTGTAGACAAGTTGGCATCTACAGAGTTCACATTCACTAGATTCTTCGTGCCTTACATGAATGACTTCAAGGGCTGGGCGGTGTTCTGTGACTGTGACTTCCTTTGGAAGATTCCAAGCCATGAACTTGTAAAATATTGTGATCCATCAAAAGCAGTTGTTCTTGTACAACATGATTACACACCCAAAGAAACAACGAAGATGGACGGACAAACTCAAACAGTGTATCCAAGAAAGAATTGGAGCAGTATGGTACTGTGGAACTGTGAACATCCTAAGAACAAAGTTTTGACCCCGGAATTACTCAACGAAGAGTCTCCCAAATTCCTACACAGATTCAGTTGGTTGGAAGATAATGAGATTGGTTCCTTGCCATTAGAATATAATTGGTTGGTCGATTGGTACAAAGAGCCCAAGGATGGTATTCCCAAAATATTACACTACACAGAAGGAGGACCATGGTTCGATGGTTATAGGAATTGTGAGTACAGTGATGATTGGAAGAAAGAACTTATCAACTTGTTTAGCTCATAATGAATTGGAGAAAACTTAAACCAAATCATTACTTCGAAGATCCAGTAACACACATCTATACGCGGACTGTATTCGACACCAAAGAATACGACAAATTATACGAAAACCAAAATAACCTTAATCATCAGACCTGGCAGGATTTTAATTCAAAATACAGACTGAGATTTGAGTTTAAAAATGATTTTTCCGAAATAGATTTTGATAAGGAGATTATGTGCTTGTGGTTTTTCAAAGAACGATCAGATAACACACAATCCTATGTGCATATAGATGATAAACAACTGACTTACTTCCCAAACACGTTCCTAATCACAAAATCAAAAAACATCAAACTTGTTCTAACAAAAAGAAAATACATACGTCATCCATTGGTACAAATAGATATGACAAATAATCAGTGGGAAGATCTGCTACTAAAATTCAGATAACTACTGTCAATAGTTATGGAAAAAAAGAATCACAAGACTAGAATGCTAGAGTGGATAGACAAGTTAGATTTAATTGTCGTTCAATCCGAGATTAAACCATATGGACCCGGCACAAGAAGATACATGGTGGGCAGACACACAGAAGAACCAAAACACAATGCATGGCAGATGCCAAGTGGCAAATGGGCATCAACTGCCGGAGTACAAGAATGGCTTACCCCGAAACCGTTGGATGGTCCGGCTTTGGAGAAATGGTTAACAGAATATGCAAACAAAAACTAACTTCTTAGGATTACCAACTGAAATACCTAAAAAAATTGAGGGGTGGAACCATACGTTCCAATTGGCCAAACCTTACATAAAAGAAAATGGAATTGGCATAGATGTTGGGTGTAGAGAAGGTGGATTCGCAAGAGAGATGGAAAAAGAGTTCACACACATACACTGTTTTGATTTCAGAGACAAGAAAAATATGTTTGAAAAAAATGTAATAGATATGAATAAATTTACGTATCATGTTTGCGGTATAGGAGAGAAAAAAGGTACAGCATTCACAACAAGTAATAAAGTAGGTAGGATAAAAGATAACGGCAATGTTGCAGTACCAATGGCGACCATAGACTCATTTAATTTAAAAAATGTCACATTTATCAAATACGACATCGAGGGATATGAACTGAAAGCACTAAAAGGTTCAGAGCTAACAATAAAAAAGTACAGTCCGGTCATTGTAATAGAACAAAACAGAGGCAACAGTTACCCACAAAAACTCCTAGAATCTTGGGGGTATACGTGTAAAGGCATCGACAAAGTTTTCAATCAGGATTACATAATGGTGAAAGAAAATGTATAAGGAGATTCCACTACCTACATCAATTGCGTTTGAACCAATAAACTTGTGTAATGCAAAATGTTATTGTTGTCCATATACTACGTTGAGTGAAGACAAAACATATCACGGCCAACTAATGACCAAAGAACAATTAGGTGTTCTGTTACATGATTATGGGTCTCTGATAAAGAAATATAAAGTAAAAGATTATACTTGTGCAATCTCGCCATGGAGATACAGTGATCCTTTAGTACAACCTAATTTAGAATACATAATGGAACTTTGTGATCAGTATAAAATTAAAGTTGGATTGTGTACTAATGGAGTGTCTTTTACAAAAAAACAGTGTGAAATTTTAAACAAA